GCTCGTTCGGAGGTGGATCCATCAAAATAGTGTGTCAGGGTGTTGAGGGTAGATCCCGCATAATTCGTGGAGACAAGGTAGGAGGTGCCTGTATAGCCATATCCTATCGCATCATCAAATCCTGGAGCATCATAACTTGTTCTCCATTGGGGATAACTAGCAATCGAATACGTATACAAAAATTCGCCTAATGTATAATTACCATTTGGCTCTCCAAATGGTTCATGACGAAGATACCACAGACCTCCATCCTTGCATCTCCAATCGGGTGCTCCATTATACGATCCTGCGGTTGATCCACTATTACCCAGTCTGGGATCAAACATGGCATACGATGCATAGGTTCCAATACCAAGACCCATGTCGGTGACACTTGTTGTTGTTCGATAGATAGGAAGGGCTTTCATATACGTCTGATAATCGCTTCCCAGCACATTGTATACATAATTGTAAATCGCTCGCCAATGGTTCTGACTACGAGGAATCACTAGATCGAGCCCAAGGGCAGTTCCCGAATGGGTTTGTGTATATAAATTAATACTCGTTGAATTTACCAGTGCATAAAAATCATAGCCCCCATTTTTAATATCCACATACAACTGCATCGCATTTGGCATAGAGGCTGATTTAATCCAATAGACTCCATTGGGAAGCCATGGATTGGCCGAGAAGAGTGCATATCCACTGGTTGCGGGATTGGATGAGGTCGATCCTTGAATTTGTGTGGTGATTTCTGTGCTTCCATTTCGAATGATATATTCGTACTGGTTGCTACCGCTGATATTCCGTGTTTGACAGAAGAAATAACCCGTTCCTTCGTAGACGCGAACACCACTGGGAGGGGCGAAACTGAAGGTGATATAGGATCCACCACCCCCATCACCAAATTGTAAACGAAATGGATAATATTGACCACCTGTAAGAGAAATGCTTACACTCACTTCTACAATTTGGTAGTCGGTCGTCATGTTTGCATTTCCAACCGTAAATCCAGATAGGGCATTTTGACCAATCCAAAAATTACTAACATTATCACTTGATAAATAAAAGGTATATGATCCTGTTATCGGAGCAAAGAATAACCCATACCATTCTACAGAAAATATTGTATTGGTAGGGACGTTACCAATTACTTTATCCCTATTATTTGTTTCCCAGTCAGGACTGGGATTTGAAAATCCTGCTGTCGCACAATACATATTTCTCAAATTCGTCGTTACGCCCATAATATTGGGTGTATTACTATTAAACCATGTGGGGTCATTATTATGATATCGATTCCAATAAATACGCATAAATAGACCATTGCGAAGTAAAAACCCTGTATAAGAGTTGAGGTCGACTGCAGTAGTTGATACTCCAGAAAGTGTTTTTCCCTGATCAATGGAAAAGGTCGACGAAGTGATACCAAATGCCGTTTTTAATTGAGAGAACTTGATCGGGCCAGTGGAAGGTGGAACAGGCATGGGTCTTTCGATATGAATTCGTTCATTGATGGCCAAATAGGATTTGAAAAGATAGAGGAAGTAGAGTTGGCCGTTCAAGTATTCGGATCCATTCACACCTGATGAATTTCTACCAATGTATTCATTGCCTGCCTGTCCATTCCATCCAGAGCGAATGGGCGACACACCTTGAGAGGTTCCATTAATATACAGATAACTGTAGGATCCATCGTATGCAAAGGTTACAATATTACCATCACTATATACATTATCATTGGCCAAAAAATCATTACTAAACCAATAATTTAGATATCTGGTAGATTGGCGGCGAAAATTATTCTGTAGCCCTGCGGATGAGGTTGATGCCCCACTTCCTACATAGGTTCCATATGTAGACACTGTATGATGGCGTGTCGTAACAGTATAGGGAACATTATTTGGAACCGTATTATTCGGTAAATTCAGAAAAGAGGTTCCTGAATTGGCTGTAAAGTCAATCCGATTATGGATGATATCGATAATCGGCTGTTGGGATGTGGTGCTTTGTGTTGCATGATTTCCTTTTCCTGACTGATCATACCATGTGGCCACATATCCTATTGAGGTGCCCAACCAAGATTCAATCGTGGTTCCTGTTCCATTTACCGCAGTTCCAAATTGTCCATAGGGATCTGCATAAAAATCAGAGGTAGCGTTATCACTACTTCGTCTGACATTAATGGTAGGACCCGTATAGGACGAGGAGACACGAAATGCGGCATAGGCTCCGTGACATGTTGTATTTGATACAAGATCGAGTGGTAATTGGAGTGCCATTCTCTATTCTACTATCTTATCTCTTTTGGCGTATCCTATCCGATAGGTCAAAAGGTATTTATTGAAGATTCAATTAATGATTACGACGGCGCTTCACTGACTTCTTCGCCTTCTTATGGCTCTTGCGACTCTTATGGCTCTTGCGACTCTTGCGACTCTTGTGGCTCTTGCGACTTTTACGGCTTTTACGTCTTCCACCCGCCTGTCCTGGGGTCACGACGTTTACAGTGTATTCGTTGTTTCCTGACTTCTTCACTTTGAACTTCATGGGGCCTGAAGAGGAAGAAGAGGAAACGGGACCATTGTTTGCAGCCGCAGCCGCAGCAACATTGGCTGGCTTAGAGGCGTTGGCCGCATTGGCTGGCTTTGGTGCATTGGCCGCATTGGCGGGTTTTGGCGCATTAGCGGAGTTGGCGGGTTTTGGCGCATTGGCTGGCTTAGAGGCGTTTGATGAATTGGAACTCATTCTATTTAAAAGAACGATAAAATTGAAAGGGCGGAATAGGTAAAGACTGGCCGGATACCGTTTACAGAACAGAATGATCCAAGGTCTTTCCTATCGCTGCGATGAAATATCAGAAGAACAGGAACAGAAACTTTTACGCGAGTTAGACGAGAAGGGACAATGGGTTCCTATTACAGATTCTCCCAACAGTCGTCGTGTCCAACATTACGGATTTCGTTATGATTATCGTTCGGGTCGTATTTCGGAACCCACCACGATCATTCCATCGGAGTTCTTTGAAATCTTTCCATTGGCGAGGGAGCGAGGAATGAACCAAGTGATCGTGAATGAATATGACCCTGGACAGGGAATTAGTGCACATACTGACTCGAATGCTTATGGTGACACGATTCTTTGTTATACCATCGGTAGTGGTGCGACCATGCGCTTTACAAAGGGGGGTGACCGTATCGATCTTTATGTTGAGCCACGTTCCGTGTACATTATGGAAGGCGAGGCGCGCTACCACTGGAAGCATGAAATGGTGGCCAGAAAATCGGATACCATCGATGGAAAAAAAATACCACGTGGCCGTCGTATTTCAATCACCTTTCGATCGGTCTCTTTGCTTCCATCCTTTTAGATGATCCATAATCTGAGGTATAAATGATCCCTTGACTTGTGATTTAATTATATTTATCTTTTTTCTAGTGAATGATAAAGGTCTTCATCCGAATGACGTCTGATATTCAAGTGGAAGAAGAATGGTTTACTGTTCAAGTGAAGCCATTGCGATCCGAAGAGGATTTGGAAACAAGATTAAATAAAAAAATCGACGTGCTTCATACGCTGGTTCATCAGCAATCGGAAATGATTGCGGCATTAAGTCATCAAATCAAAGAGTTGAAGAGTGAACTTCATTCTACGACGCATCAATCTGCTTCGCAAAATGATCGCACCCATCAGTTATTGGAAGAATTAAAAAGAGTTAAAGAACGTGAGTTAAATGCCGCCTTACGGCGTCATCAGCCTGTTCCTTTTTTTAATTCGGATCGTATGCTACAATTGGATGGGTCCATTTTGAGAACAATGCCACCTCTTTCGCCGTTGTTTCGTAGTTCTATGAAGAGTGTAAGTGCGATTAAGGATCTTTAATTCTTACTTCTGAGGCGGGTCATACGCATCCACAAATTGGATTAAGTAGGTTTGATATTCGATATCCTTTGATGTCACAGGGATTTGATAGTGATCTGCCCAACGATGTAGCAATTCAAAGTAGGTAGCGTAAAAGGCATGGGCGTCGTCTTGTCCTGATTGAATGAAATACCATTGTGTTTCATATAAAAGGGCGTAGCGTGTGATTGATGGGGATTGAAACCGCATACAGAAGAAGCACCTTGATTGATTAAAATGATACCAATCGGATCGATAGCCCAGTCCGCAACGACCACAACGGAACTTGTGGTTTCTCGCAATCTCCAAGGCATCGTCATGTGAGGTTCGAAGGGGCGGAAGGGCGTTTATCAATCCACTCATATCCATCGAATCCGCCATGATCATCGGTGAAGGTGGCGGAGCAGTTGTCATTTTTTGTGTATTCTTTGGTTTCAATTTTTCCTTTAGGCCATCTTTGATGGATGGCTATCTCGCAAGGACGTATAGAAAACAGAATGCACAGAGACCTGCCAAAAAAAGAAAATACGCGCAAGTGATCCATTGACCCCTTCGTGCACATCTGCATTCTTTGAGAGGATGATAACATATTGGACAGGCATATCGACCCACCTTTCGACGTGTTTTACAGATCGTGGTCATAAAGGTGCGATCTGTATACAGAATTTCCATCAAGTCCTTGTCACTCAAGAAGGAGATGACAATTTGGAAGGTGTCTATTGTTAGTCTATCGTGAAATCCCTCAGGATGATCCTTTATTGTAATAGGATAGACCGCGGATGAGCAATAAAACGTCATGATCAAGTAGAAATAGTGGTTAGTCGAAATGGAGGGTGTTCAACGGGTCTATGATACAGGTTTCCGTTATGTGAAGAGAACGTATCTACCTAATACTGTCGGGTCAGTTCTCTATATTCTTCTGTATACAGTGGTTGTATTTTTATTAACAGAGTATTTGATGCGCGGAGTGGTCACTCGTTGGCTCTATGTCGGATCGATGATCATGGTTGTGAGTATGATCTATAGTGGAGCGATAACTTTGGATCATGTCTAAGAATAGAGATATGGTGAAGGTATTGGACGTTCATATGATTATTTCGATGTTCCATTTGGCATTTGTGGCCCCCCTCTTTTTATTTGTGGGATATCAACGATCGGATACACCACGATGGGTTTATCTGTCCTTATTGTCCATCGGCCTGATTGTGATTCTGTATCATAGCGTTCGTCTCTTTCAACGCTACGGCAGATCTGTCTTTGCATGGGTTCATGCGATTCATGCGCTTCTGATTGGCCCACTCTTATGCTACATCGGCTATCACGGACGCGACAGTCCTCGTTGGACCTATGAGTTATTACTCATTCTAGGATTTGGAGCATTCGGCTATCATTTGTTCCAATTGGTAAAGGGTCTGGAAGCCTATCCCGATGCAGAACCGGCTCAAACCTCTAAACCTACTCCATCCTATCTCCATTCGATGTAATAGACGGTCAAAGATTTAAAGGAAAAAATTGAAGTCAGAGGTAAGAAGACGAAGGATGGCAGATCAATTGGTTATTATGGACGAGTGTGATGAGTGTATTGATTATGTGGCGATGATTTCCAATGGAGCATCGTGGAAATGTGTCTGTTGTGGGCTATCTGAGGGAACTCTTTATCTCGGTCAACGAGAGGGTGTTCTTCTATGGCATCGTTATCGACTTCCCTGTGGACACCAATCTCATGAGCGATGTTTTCGTCGCTGGTGTTATCATCAAGAACTCTCGTGTCCTACTTGCGGTGTAATTGAGAAAAAGAGCGAGAATCAATACTGTATGTACTGTAAAAATTGGGGACATCCTCGCAAGGAGTGCCCCTTACTACAACTTCGCTTTTACTCTGCCAAGACAAAAGAGAAGATGTAACACATGTTGTAGAGAGATTAAGATAAAAGTGGCTGTAATAATTGATATTTTGCACTCGACTTATCAAAAGGGATGCAATTTTTAATGTGATAATAAAAGGCGGACGTGGACTGAAAGGGGTGCTGACAATGTTTACAGGAATACGATCGGTTTTCAGGATGATAGTGTAAATAGGGCATAATTTCCTCTTGAAAATGGACACGTAGGCAATGGATAACACAATTGCCTTTCGTATGGGATTGAAAATCACATCCCTGAAGAGGACAAGAAAAGGCGCGTTGTGTATCTTCTGTCACTTGATCGGCGTGTTTTGACTTTACATGTAATTCCAATGTCTGTTTCTGTAAGAATGATTTATTACAATATGAACACGTGTGATTTACCTCTTCTAAATGCTTCTTCATATGATAATGCATTGAGTTCTGTCGTCTTTTTGTGACTCCACAGGTCGGACACACAAAATGACCCTCTGCATTTTTCATATATCGTAATGTCATGGTTTTAGTTGCCCCTTTTACCAGCGGTTGACTTTTTACCAGCGATTGGCCTTTTCCCGTTGTGAATGACATTTCAATTTTTTTATGATAGGATGGTGTATATTAGGGTTTAGGTTCTGGTCGATGAAAGCAACTCGAGAGGTGCAGTAGGGGTTGGATATCTTCTGCCTCCCATTGGATCGCATTTACACCTTGATAGATATATTCGCCACTGGTTCCGTGAGTGATGACGCGGGGATGCTTTCCATAAAATCCAGATGCTAGTGCTTCGTTCGTTCTCCAGACCCAACGAGTCGTATCTGAAGTATGATGAATCCATGTGGCTAGCCATTCACGTCCGACTCCCTTTTGACCACGATAACGTGGATGAACGAAAAATTTATCCAGATAGCGGAAGGATGGATACTTCCAACTGATCGAGGCGGAAATCCATTCGCCTGATTCGATATTCAACTCTACACGACAGGACGGGCGAAAAAAACGAAGAGGAATCTCTTCATGCCACGGTTTTCCAAACGATTGAACCATCTGGTGTAAAATATCTTGCTGTTGTCGGACAGATAAGTCCATCCATGGGATAGAGTAATACATGATGGTATCATACTACAAACTGATTTAGATCTTATCTGAACTAAAGAAGCGTATTCAGATCAGTGCGTTGATAGATTCCTGGATGGATCGTAAGTGAGTTCCAATAAATGAGGTCGGGGCGTCGTTCTAAGAGTGGTAATACGTGCGGATGAAGAGAAAGAGAACCTCGATTGATTGTATATTGATAATAGTCATCAAATACGGTTCTCCCACGATATGGCTCTATAATCTTATGCTTAGTATGCGAAAATCCAATTGCACTCTCTGTTTCATTCGATAGATCTAATGCGCTTTCTCCTCTCAGAAAGACAGATGGATCTGGATGGAAGAGGCGTTTCTCAATCATCTCAATGGCGATGGGAGATGGATTGGAGCAGAATAATGTCCAATGAATCTTATGTGGATAGCGTTGTAGAAGATGGATTGCACCTTCATTCTGTGAAAGGTATTTCCATGCAAAAGGAGGTAGTTTGTCCAGATTCTCTTCGATATATGCAATAACGTCTGGATGAGAGTAATGACAAATACGTTTCCACCCCTCATCATCGGGTTCCCCATGGAGACGAAGCCATTGAACCACTCCAGGGTTCTGATTATAATAAATCGCTTTACGATTTACGCGAGTGGGGTAGTCCAAGAGAAGTGAAAGAGCCCCATCATTGGATGACAATTGATTCCAATTGAGACAATGAATAAAATCTGGATAGCGTCTTAATTCATCCTGTAGATAGGCAATGGCCTCTGTAGAGGTGTTGTCGCATAGGCCGTGATAGTGGATGAAATCAGGATATTGTAGTAGAAGTGGGAACGCGTTGCGATTCGCAGAGAGATTCTTTCGAAATCGATCAACAAATCGGATGGGCCATTCTTCTCGAAGAGCGTGTT